CACTAGCTATTGTAGATAGTGATCCTATTGACGTAGCAGTATCCTCTAACAAGGTTAGCATACTTAAACATGCTGTACCATTCAGTGAAAGCCTTCTGCTATTCTCTGATCTAACACAGTTTAAAGTAACTGCTGATCCCGTACTAACACCAGAGACTATTAACGTAGCCAATACCACAGAGTTTGAGGCATCACTACGAGCCAAGCCAGCACAGGCTGGTAAGTTCGTGTACTTTGCCTCCAAGCGTGGTGCATGGTCTGGTATGTGGGAATACTTTGTAGACACTGACACAGATACAAATGATGCTAGTGAAATCTCTGCACATATCCCACAGTATTTAGAAGGTGAGATTACTAATATCCAAGCCTCGTCTAACGAGGATATGATTTTAGTACAGACTACTGATGATACTAAAGCAATCTACGTATATCGTTACTACTGGCAGGGTAGAGAAAAGCTACAGGCCTCGTGGTCACGCTGGGTATTTGATGGAGATGTTATAGGTTTCTCATTCAATCGTGCAGACATCTATATACTTATTAAACGAGGTACTAACTTATTCCTAGAGCGTATCAATCTCTCTGTAGATGATGCGACTAACTACACTGATGGTGCCTTCTCTATTCATTTAGATAGACGAGTTAGACTAGAAACCTCAGGCTTAACTAGTGTTCCATATACAGATGCTAGTACAATCTACGTAGATCAAACGGGTAAGATAATACCTCTGTCTAGTGTGGCAGGTAAACTAGCAGCAAGCGAGGTAGTATATGCAGGTATTCCGTTTACTTTTAAGTACGAGTTCTCTGAACCAGTAGTTAAGCAAGACAACATAGCAATTACAACAAGTGTCTTACACTTACGTAACTATGCTGTAGTATACAACGACACTGGCTACTTTAAGGTAGTCATAGAACCCCTTAAGAGAACACCCTACATTCGTTACTTTACTGGACGGATTGTAGGAGGTGCTGCTAACATTCTTAACAAGGCAGCTATTGATAGTGGTACGTATCGCTTTGGCGTTATTGGCCACGCAGGGGAAACAAAGGTTAGATTAGAAAGCGACAGTCATCTTCCCTGCCAGTTCCAATCGGCAGAGTGGGAAGGTTTCTATGTATTACGTTCTAGGAGAATGTAGTGAAGGTACATGTGAGAGCTAGCACACAATCAGATATAGACTACTTAGAGCATAACTTAAGGCGAGAAGATGCTGAAGAAGTGTTAGCCTCACATGGCAGTACCCGTGAAGCACTACAGTATGGGCTTGATAAGTCCGACGAGTGCTGGACTTTTCTTGTAAGAGATACAGAAGAGATAGCAGGCATATATGGTGTAGCCTCTATAGATCAGCTAACTGCTGCTCCCTGGCTGCTCACTACTCCTGCCATACAGAAAGTATGGATACCATTTTTACGTGGTTCACGGAAATGGGTAGAAGAAACAAACAAGAAGTACCCCATATTATTTAATGCAGTTGATGCAGACTATAAGGTAGCTATAAAATGGTTACGCTTTGTCGGCTTCACATTTATAAGGAAACATGAAAGATGGGGCGTAGGCAACAAACCATTTTTAGAATTTGTGAGGATTGACAATGGCTATTGATCCAATGACCGCTATTGCTGTCATAGACACTGGGCTTAAATTTCTTGATAGTGGTAGACAAGCGGCAGAACAACAACAGCGTTATCTAGATAATAGGATACGTGCTGCCGCTGCTCGTGATCTGAAGATACAGGCTCTTAATACAAGAGCTATTCAGGAGGCAGAGCGTGCCTCTGGTGCTAAACTAGAAAACCTTGTTAGCGCTCTACGGGTTAGAGAATCAAAGGTTGTAGCTGCCGGAGAAGCAGGTGTAGAAGGTCAGGGTGTGGAGGCTTTACTAGCTGATACAGAGGCTCGTAGGCTCCGTGGTGATACGATATACAATGAGCAATTAAAGAATACTCTGCAACAGATAAACCTTGAAAAGCAGGGTATTGATGCTCAAACCATAGCACGAATTGAGTCGGTAGAACAAGGTAGAAAGCCTAGTGCTTTAGGGATGCTAGTAGAAGCTAGCATGAAAGCATATGCTACAGAACGAAAGTATGGCGGTAATAAGAAAGGTAGTTTCTTAGCTACTATAGGACTAGGGGGGGATGACCCAGGCATACCTACTATAGGCCAACAGGGACTACCCTCAGTAGTACCAATGGGTGGCGGCGATAGTACTTACTTTGGAGGCACATAAGAGGAAGACATGGCAGAACGTAGAGTGCAAGTAAGGGAACTTGATGTCCCTTCATTGTCCAGTGTTACACCTACTGCTAGTCCAGTAGAAACATATGTAAGACCAGAGCGGGAACAGGTTCAACCCAGTGCTTTAAGTCAGTTTGTATCAGCCATAACTCCTGCTATTAAAGCAGACAGTGATGAAAGACTACGCAAAACCTTAGAGCGTGAACAGAAAATTCAAGACGGTAGGTTTAAGAACCAGGTTAATGAATTAGGTCAGTACGCTCTTCAAGTAGGTTTTAATTTAAAGAAAGATTTTGAAAAAAACAGCGAACATTACTTTAGTCTTAGAGATGATGTAGACGGGACTGCTGCTGAGAAATTTCTAGCAGTACGTCAAGGATATATTGATGAGAACGTAGAGAGATTAGAACAAGAAGGCGTAGACGAGATACTGGTTCAAGAATTTAAGAACCGTATGCAGGAATATAATACTGAATTTCTGGCAAAAGTCTATCTTCCTGGTAGAGAAGAGACACAGAAAAAAGATAGAAAGAATAGATTTACTACTTCTTTGTCTATTATTTTAGAGACAGTTCAAGATAGACAAGATGCTCTGGAAAAAATAAACGATGCCTATCTTAGACATGTAGACGCAAACTGGGGAAATCACGCGGAAACGCTAGATACTCTGTGGAAATATGCGGAAGAAATTTCTCTATATAATGCGGATAATGCGCTAGTTGATTGGTTAAAGTCTCCCCAATCTAGTCCTGAGGGACAGCCTGCACAGTGGCTTGTAGGTAAACGAGCAGGTCAAAGAGCTACAATCGAAAGCCGCATACTAAAACAAGCTGAACAAAATAAGAAGCGGGTAACAAAAGCTCTAACACATCAGATGCTCCTGGCCTCGGTGGAAGGTAATTATGAGACCAGAGGGTGGGGAAATATACCAATAGGCAGAGAAGTGCCATTACCTAATGGTGAAGTTATTAAGCTAGACGCTGATAAGGTAGCTCCTTACGTTGATGATAGATTTGTTAGGTTAAAACAGAGCATCCAAGAAAATCCTAATATAGATGAAGATACTAAAGAGGCACGTATAGCTGAAATATCTGGTTCTAGGCTTACGTTCTACTCTTTTCATAATCGTGTTCCCCCTGAAGTCTCTCAGACTGTGGGCAATGCTTCACAATATCTTGCACAAGGTGACATAGCAAATTACCCAGAAAGGGTTCAAGCTCTTGAAGCAATGTACAAGACCTTAACAGAAGCAGATGCTTATACACAGGGTAAAATATCCCCGATAGTTTTAAAGGGCGATGATGCAACAAGATTTAAACATCTTCAAGCATTAGTTAAAGTTGGAAAGGATTTTCAACAAGCTGTTGGTATTATACAGGGTCCACTATATGAAGGCCGTACAATTAAATTGGAAGACGGGGAACTTAGAAGTTACTTAGACAACCCCGCTATTGTAAATTTAGTATGGTCATCTAAGGCAGCAAGGGCAAATAATCTTTATGTTATGGCCCCTGAAATTAAAAGAGTTGCTGAAGCTCTCTTACAAACTGGAGGTGCTGTTACGCCTGAAGAAGCAAAGGTAATGGCAATGTCTCTAGTAGGAGACGACTATCAGTATATTACAAATACAGATGGTACAGTTTCCGCTGTTCGTATTGAAAGCAATGCTCTTAATAATCCTGTTAATATTGAACAGCTTGAGCAAGGTCTAGTAGAAATACAAAATGATCCTATTCTTAGCTCCTTTATTAATAACCGCCTCAGTGTAGAAGGTACAACGATTAGACCGTCCACATTTGGTGCTGGAGGAGTAGAGCCTGGGTTTGATCTTTTCCTTAGAGAAACAGGTAATCCAAATCAGTATTATGTTATGGCTAAAGCAGCAGGAGAACCTGAGGCAACCACGCAAAGTATTATTGTTAATACCGTTAATCTGTGGGATTTTAATAAGAATACTATTCAGGGACTAAAAGACCAAACACTGCGAAATTATTATAAAGCAGTAGAAGAGGGTTTCATAGAACCAGAAGTTGCTGTGGATACTTTCTATAATCTTGCGTCTGTACCTCCTAGTAATGAAGCTTTTGTAGCAACTGTTGAAAGAGCCATAGGAGACAATGGTGTACCATATCCTCCTGTTAGGCCAGAAGAACTAGGTGGAGGCGCTCCTCTAACTGTACCTGAAAGAAGGTTATCTAATGCTCAAATTAGACAGGACGAGAGAATACAAAGAAGTCTTGATCTAAACAGAGAAGCTTTGTCTGAGGAAGTAGTCACAGATGAAGGCTCTAGTAGTTGGATTCGCAGCATAGGGTCTGCTATTGGTAAAGCCATCTTTGGTGGTGAAGCACAGTCAGCAGAACTTGAAAGCACTGTAGCACAGTCGCTAGACAAGGCAGCTACAAATCCACTAGAGTTTATACTTAACAATAGATACTTAGGACTAAGTGAGAAAGACCCAGATCACCAGAAGACTATCGCTGGCTTTATGAACAGGGCTGTTAAAGGACGAGTTAAGAACCCTAGTGATATGCAGCTAGATAGTAACGCATGGTGTGCTGCATTTGCTGGACATGTCCTAAGCAGTCTAGGAATTGCTTCTCCTCAGAGGTATGATGCTCTAAGAGCTAGATCATATCTTAAAGTTGGTAGAGGTATTTCTATAGATAAGGCACAGCCAGGGGATCTTGTTGTTATGAAAACTCGCCTACAAAATGGTAAGACACAGTGGCACGCAGGTTTCTTTGTTGAACATGACGGAGGTAAAACCTTTAAGCTTCTAGGTGGAAACCAGAAGGATCAAGTTAATGTCCAAAATAATACTGTAGCTAATATAGCAGGCATAAGAAGGATTAATAATGTTCAAAACATTAAGCCTGATGCCTTGAAAGCTATCCAGAGAGATATGACTTTCTTTGGAAAGCTACAGAATTTCTTAGCAGGATATAGAGCAAAATAACAACAGCTAAATTAAATCATAAGGATATACAATGGCTGAAGAATACGTTCAAAGGGAACTGAGCAAGTTTGGATTTGGTGGTCCTGAACCATCACCTGTAACTCCTGTAGTCAGTGACCTAGCTATCAAGGCGGCTCAACGTCAAGTCGAAGAAGAGGCTGACAAGTACGGCTTCTGGGACTTGGTTAAGGAGCGGCAGCTTGATGCTGGAACTATTCCTTCAGCCCTTACTTTATTTGAAAGACCCTCTCCTATTAAGGACGAGCCAGTCTCGGCAGAAATTATTAACGAACTAACAGCAGGCATTACCGATGAGTTAGCTGTAAAGCGTATTCTTTCTGCACTAGAAAGTAAGGGTGTAACCTACGCACGTGCTATTTCTTCTGAAGTCCGACAAACTATTGAGGCTAACAAAAAGCTTTCTGAGGCAGGGCTACGTGGTGCAGGTGCTATGCTATTGTCTGACGTACTAGACCCTGCTGATGCTGTTATCATGGCTAATACCGCCGCCGCAGTATCCGCTGTCGCTCCTCAGTTTGCTCCTATAACAGCCCCTGTTGCGGCAGGTGCTGCAAAGGCTGCAAGATTGTTCGGTAAATTTAAGAATAATAAAAAATACTTAGCAATGGCTGCGGGTGTTGGCGGCACAGAATTAGCTGCGCTAGAACTACTGAGGGCGCAGTCTAAGTACGACATTACTGGCGGTGATATATTGCTGGCAGGTACGCTAGGTACTGGTGGTGCTTTAGCTTTTACAAAATTTGGCCAAGCATTAACCAAGCGGTCAATGATACAACAGGCACTGCGAAAGCAAGCTGATGGTGAAACTCTAACAGATTTTGAAACTACTCTGTTGCGACAGAATGACGACGAAATCTTAGCACAGCGTTTTCGCCAACAAGCCTTTGACAATGATGACTTTGGTGTAGATGAATTAGATGAGGTGACAAGCGGTTCTGGCCTTACCCGTAAAGATTACACGGATATGACACAAGAAGAACTCGCTGCTATTCCTAAACAGCGTGGTGTATTAGCTGGATTACGGGGTAGTCTCTCAGCTTTCGTCCGAGCTAAAAACTCTGAAGATGATACGATTAGATGGTTGGCTGATGGTCTAGGTCTTAACAGCACTGGTAATAAAGTAGGTGCTGATGGACGAGTTACTGCGGTAAACTTTGGAGCATTAGAGCAACGCGATACTCTTGTAATGCGTTACAGATTAAGTATAGCGAACCCTATCAAAGAGCTTTTAGAACAGTCAGGCTTATCTCGTGCAGATTTTAATGTGCTTGTATCTAGACAAATACGTGGAACAACTGAACAGATGCCCCCCACTGTTGTACGTGCAGCAGAAATATATAAAACAAAGATGAAGGAATTAGCACAACAGGCTATTGATGCTAATGTTGCTGGCTTCCAACCAGGAACTATTTCTCGCATCCAAGACTATGCTCCACGTATCTTTAACAGGGGTAACATCCAGAGATTACGGCAGGGAAGGCTAGCAGATAATCCAGATGGTACACTCAATGATGCCTGGTTTCAGTTATCTGAAGAAGCTATCCGCAGAGGACAGCCAAATATAGAAGAAACAGTAGCGGCTGCTCTTAGAAGAAAGAACAAAGAAAAAAAGATAGATAAAATTCCTACGGATGCTGAGATACAGGCCTTCATTAAGCGTATGTCTCGTGGGTATATACAGTCTGTAATTGATCCAAAGTACGATCAACTTGCTAGACTGCGTGTAGCTAATGGCGATTTTGATGTTGATACTTTTGCTACTATTATGAAGGCAGAAGGTTTTAACGAAGACGAGATTGACATCATGGTTGGTGTACTATCCCGTAATATCAAAGCCAAAGGAAACAAACGAGCAAGACCTCGTATGCTCCTAGACGAAATGGCTAGTGTCACAGTACGAGGTTCTGACGGTACTACATTCGATCTTAAGTTCACTGACATTCTTGAAGAGAACATGGAGAACTTATTCGATAGCTATGTCTTTCAGCTTTCTGGTGCTATTGGTTTAGCACGTAATGGCATTAATACCAATAATGCTGGAACTAGCTTTGAGAATATTATAAGTAAGGCTACTAAGGCGACAGCAGAAGAGAAGAAAGCTATCCGCTATATGTATGAAGCCACTACTGGTGAGTGGGCATACACAGGTGCACAGTTTGCTGGACAGGAAATCTCTCCAACTATGAGACAACTGGCAAGACGAGGCCGTGAGATTAGCTTTGCTGCTAATATGGGCATGTCAGGCATGGCTGCTCTGATGGAATTGTCTAATGCTTTGTTTGAATACTCCATACCCACGCTAATAAAAGCAGTGCCTATGTATGGTAAACTTATTCGTAGAGCAAGGAACGGAGAACTAACAAGTAAACTAGCTCGTGAGATGACTGCTGGTACTGGCGTTGGTGGTGACGGTCTTGTATCTAAAGTTACAACCATGAGAAGTAGACTAGAAGGAGATGTAACAGAAGGTGTCCGTATTGATGGAGAGATAACTGAAACCGATCAATTACTTGGTGGCGCACGTATGTTCGTATCAAAATGGTCTGGTCTACAGGGTGTGACAGATGTGCTACGTAGAATTTCACTGTATAATTACGCATCAGAATGGGCTTATAAGCACAAAGCAGGAGACGCTGCTTTCTCTGCAATCAAGCGTGAACAGTTAGGCATCACAGATGAGATGGCGCAACGTATCAGAAATCAGATAGACGAACATGCTGAGTATCTTCCTGATGGTACGCTAGAAGCCTTACACGTAGACAGATGGTCTACAGGTAAAAATGCTGATCCAGAAGCTGCTGAAATTTTCTTTGCCTCTGCACGTAGAGAAGCTACACAGGCTGTTCAGGAGATGAACGCTGGCTCTGTCAACGGACTACTACGTAGTGAAGTAGGTAAGACATTCTTTCAGTTCTTGTCCTTTCCTATGGCTTCGATGGAACAACAGGCTATGCGCCTTGGTGTACGGATGATGAATGGAGATGCTGGAAATGTTGCACGTATTATGGCCTTTTCTAGTTTAATGGGCAGCATGATGTATATGAGTAGGTCTTATCTCAACTCAATGGGGCGTAGTGACCAAAAAGATTATATGGAACGCAGAATGGCAGCAGAAGAACTCTTCCAAGGTTCTCTTAGTCAGGTAGGCGCTGCCTCTTTATTCGGTTTCATTTATCAAATCACAACAGGTACTATAGACGGGAATACAAATGTACTGACCCCTCCTGCCGTATCAATGTTTGGTGCGGGTATCAAAGGTGTTTCAGATTTATTTCATGCATATTCGTCTAGTGAAAAAGACTTAACTGAAAATGAACTACGAAGCCTTTTAAGAGTTGTACCTTTTACATCACTTTATGGAGCAAGACAGATACTTAACACGCTCGCAGATGCGGCAACAGTAGACAAATAGGATAAGAAATGGCTCTTTCATATCAAAACTATACAGGGGATAACGTCACAGATACGTTCGCTATTCCCTTTACATACACTGACACTAGTGAGATTAGTGTAACAGTCGATGGTGTGGCGCAGACAGGCCTAACTTTTCCTTCTGCCTCCTCCGTACAACTAACCTCGCCCCCTGCTACAGATACACTTGTACAGGTTAAGCGAACTACAGACTTGACGGCACGTGCTGTTGACTACGTATCAGGCTCAGTACTGACTGAGGAAGACTTGGATAACGCTAACATTCAGGTCTTCCATGCAGTGCAGGAGGCTGTTGATACGACTACTAGTACTATGGTTCTAGAGTCGGACGACAAGTGGAACGCACAGAATAAAGTTATCAAGAACGTAGCAGACCCTGTTGCAGATACTGATGCAGTTAATAAACAGTTTATCACAACCAACCTACCCAACATTAATACTGTTGCTGGTATTGAGGCAGATGTAACAACTGTTGCAGGTATCTCTAGCAATGTCACAACTGTTGCAGGTAATAATACAAATGTAACTACAGTTGCTAGTAACATCTCTAGTGTTAATACTGTAGCCAGTAACATCTCTGATGTCATAACAGTAGCCAACGACTTGAACGAGGCTATATCTGAGATTGAAACTGCTGCCCTTGACTTGCAGGAAGCAACGTCTGAGATTGATGTAGTAGCTAACGCTATTGCTAACGTAAATACCGTAGGGTCAAACATAGGTAATGTAAACCTTACTGGTGCTAGTATAACGAATGTAAACACCG